CGCCGAAATCATCGCTGGCGAAAAGGCCGTTACAGCTTCCATGCGTGCGGCGGGCAAAGATCTCAAATCCAACTGGCGCGCCCAGATCACGAGCGCCCGACTTGGCCAGCAGCTTGCCAACACGATCCGGTCCAAGACCTATCCTTCTACGGGCGAAAGCCTGGAAGCGGCGGCTCTAGTCTGGTCGAATGCGCCTCAGATCATCGGTGCCCATGACACCGGCCCGTTGATCCGATCGAAGGACGGATTCTGGCTAGCGATCCCAACGCCAGCGGCAGGCAAAGGTGCCCGTGGTAAGGCGCTGACGCCCCACGAATGGGAGCGGCGGCGCGGGCTGCGTCTGCGGCTTGTCTATCGGCGCCGGGGACCAAGCCTCTTGGTAGCGGAGGGTCGGCTGAATAATCGTGGGCTGGGCGTGGCCTCCCGGTCCAAGACAGGTCACGGGCGCAGCACAGTGCCGATCTTCTTGCTGGTGCCTCAGGTAAAGCTGGGCAAGCGGCTCGACCTGGCGCGCGATGCTGACCGCGCGCAGGCCACTATACCAAGGTTGATCGTAGCGAAATGGCTGGACGCAAAAACATGAGTGCACGGGAAACCACCCTGACCGCTTTGGCGGACCTCTTGCGTACGATCCCACATGTACCCGTCCTACGCGGGGAAGTCCTACCAGAACGCATTCCGTCCGCAGGTCTCATTATCCTGCGCGACGGCACCCCGGGCGAGCCAGGCGTGACGTTGTCGCCGCTGACCTATCACTTCCAGCACCGAGCCGAGCTCGAGGTTATTGTGCAATCGGCGTCAAACCGTGACAGCGTCTTTGACGCGCTCTCCGCTCAGGTCGGCGCAGTTATCGCCGCCGACCGGACGTTGCGGGGATTATGCGACTGGGTTGAGCCAGAGGCAGCTGAACCCGTCGATCTTCCCGTCGAGGGGGCCGCATCTCTGAAGGCCGGGATCATTCCAATCATTCTTCACTACGCGACAACCGACGCGCTGGGCTGACGAGATCAATACAAGGAGAAATTACAATGGCACGAGCTCAAGGGGCGCGGGCGCAAATGGCGTTTGCGTTCGAAATGACTTATGGCACGCCTCCTGCGAGCGGCTATACCAAGATGCCTTTCGCCAGTACGTCGCTAGGGGCGGAACAACCGCTGCAGACCTCGGAACTCCTGGGCTACGGCCGAGACCCGCAGGCGCCGATCAAGGATGCGGTGACGGCAGACGGCGATGTGGTGATCCCAATTGACGCGGAGGCCTTTGGCTTCTGGTTGAAGGCTGCGTTTGGAGCGCCTACAACCACCGGCGCTGACGCACCCTACACCCATGAATTCCGCTCTGGGAACTGGGTGCTGCCAAGCTTTTCGGTTGAGACCGGCATGCCAGAGGTTCCGCGCTACGCCATGTATTCTGGCTGTATGGTGGATAGTCTCAACTGGCAAATGGCGCGCTCTGGGTTGCTCACGGCCACTGCGAGTATTGTTGCGCAAGGTGAGGAGATCGCCACCAGTGCCGCCGCAGGTACGCCTGACACTATCGCGCTGAAACGGTTCGGGCAATTCAACGGGTCGATTACACGGAACGGGGCGAATATTGGCAATGTCGTCTCCGCGGACCTGACCTATACCAACAATCTCGACCGCATCGAGACGATCCGCGCAGATGGCAAGATTGATGGCGCGGATCCCTCTATCGCAGCGCTCGCGGGCAATGTCGTTGTGCGTTTCGCCGACCAGACACTGGTGCAGCAGGCGATCAATGGCGAGGCTTGCGAACTTGCGTTCTCGTACACACTGCCCACCGGTGAAAACCTAACCGTCACCGCGCATGCAGTTTATCTGCCACGCCCACGGATCGAAATCTCGGGCCCACAAGGTGTGCAGGCGACCTTTGACTGGCAGGCGGCGAGTGACCCGCTGGTTGGCCGCATGTGTACCGTCACACTGGCCAACGACAGCGAAGATTACTGATGCTACGATTGAACCTGTCTATCGAGCCGCAATGGCTTGATCTCGGCCATGGCGTTCGCCTGCTGGTAGAGCCCCTGACTACGGCCATTATGCTGGCGGCGCGCAGCGATCCGGCGATCGCCGCCGCCGCAACCGATGCTGAAACCAGCGCCTCCAACGACGATCTTGCGCGTATCGTCGCAAAGGCCGTCGCCCGTATTGTTGTAAAAGACTGGGAAGGCGTCGGAGACGAGGACGGAAAACCTATGCCGCTGACGCCTGAGGGCATCGATGCGCTCTTGGAACTCTGGCCAATATTCGAGGCCTTCCAGACCACATACATCGCGGGCGCGCTGATACTGGATGCGGAAAAAAACGCCTGACCGCTCTCGCCGACTGGGAGTTCGGCGGGGGCGGTGACTATTGCGTGGCGTGTCCCTCTGTTTGCGCGGACTGCCCGCGCAGTCTGCATGCGCCACGCACACTTGAGGGCTGGCAGATCTGGGATCTGGTTCAGCGCTTGGGCGGCCAAGTGCGCGTTGCAGGCGGGATGAACGGTGGCGCTGTCCTCGGTTGGGACATGGGCGCTGCCCTGCAACTTGGCGTAGCCCTCGGGCTCTCCCCCCCGATCATCGCCGAACTCCTGCCGCCGATCGAGGCGGTTATGGTGCGCAAAACAAACGAAGAGATTGAACACAACCATGGCTGAAAAACGTGTCTCTGTCCGGCTCTCTGCGACCGGCGGCCGGCAAGTACGCGCCGAGCTGGAAGGTGTGGGTGCGGCCGGGTCGCGGGGTATGGGGCGTTTGAGCCGTGAATTGGACCAGGCAAATGCCCGCATGGCAGCCTTCGCGCGCCGGGCCCGTATCGCGGCAACTGCTGCGGCCACAGCGCTCGCGGGTGCTGTCGTTGCGATGACCCGCTCGACGGTGGCGGCCGCCAATGAGATTGGCCAGCTCTCGCAGGTTGCCAATGCCAACTCGGAGGTGTTCCAGCGCTGGTCGGCGGCGTCCGCCACGGTAGGGATCGAACAGGAAAAGCTCGCCGATATCCTGAAGGACGTGAACGACCGTGTGGGTGATTTCCTGCAGACGGGCGGCGGCCCGATGGCGGACTTCTTTGAAAACATCGCACCCCGCGTGGGCGTGACGGCAGATCAGTTCGCTCGTCTCTCAGGGCCGGAAGCCTTGCAGCTTTACGTCGACAGCTTGGAGCGCGCAGGCGTCAGCCAACAGGAGATGACGTTCTATCTTGAGGCCATGGCGTCCGACACAACGCGGCTGATCCCCCTCCTGCAGAACGGCGGGGCGGAGATGACCCGGCTTGGGGCGCAGGCCCAAGCGCTTGGCGCTGTTTTGGATGCGGATGCCATTACCGCCATGCGTCGATCTGAATTGGCGCTCGTCAGCATTGGTCAGGTCTTCACTGGCGTGCGCAACCGGATTGCCGTGGCACTCGCCCCGTCGCTTGAAGCGGTGGCAAATGCGTTTGTCGCCCTTGCCTCCAGCACCAGCCCGATCAGCCGGGCTTTTGACACGGTGCTCGCTAATCTCGACCGACTGGCCATCTACGCAGGAACCTTCGCAACCTTCCTCACTGTACGCTGGGTGGCCGCCATGGCCGCGGCGGTCATTTCGGTACGCGGATTGGCAACGACGCTGGTGGTTCTCAAAGGTGCGCTGATCCGCACGGGCATTGGCGCGCTGATCGTTGGTGCAGGCGAACTGGTCTATTGGTTCACGCGCCTCACGTCCGGCGCTGGTAGTTTTGGCGAGGCGATGCGCCTCTTAAAAGATGTTGCCGTCGAGGTGTGGGACCGGATCAAGATGGGGGCATCAAGCGCGGGGGCTGCGGCCACCGCCATGTTCTATGACCTGAAAGCCGATGCCGCGAGTGGCATGGCCGGGGCCATCGAGAGTGTCGCGGCTTTTGGCAACACCACAGCCAACACCTTCGAGGGCGCGCTACTCGCCGTGCGCGAGATCTGGTCGCGTCTGCCGGATGTGATCGGTGATCTGGTCTTCTCGGCTGCGAACCGCATGCTCCACGGAATCGAGGCGATGCTCAACGGCGCAATCCGCCGGATCGATGCCTTCACGGGGCGCATCCGTGATGCACTGGCCGCCGTTGGCATCGAGACCACTTTCGGCGAGATTGGCGCTATCAGTCTTGGCGATATCGAAAACCCCTTCGCGGGGGCTTCAGCAGATGCTGGAAGCGCCGCCGCAGATGCATTCCGCAGGGCTTTTGAGGACAACCCGCTGACGGCCCCTAACCTGGGCCTTGACGCCATCGCGACCGAGGCGCTGGCAACAGCCAACACATACCGCGAGGCCGCCACGGATCTTGCGAATGGTGCAACGGCCCCGCTGTCCTCCTGGGCGGCACTCCGCGATGCTGTCGCGAGCACTGGGGCGGACGGCGCTGCGGCACTGGATGACGCCACGGCCTCTGCGGGCCGCCTGGCAGGCGCTATGGACCAGGCCGGAGATGCTGTGGGCGGCGGCTCTGGTGGTGGCGCTGCAGAGAAAATCCTGACCGGCTGGCGCGCCGTCTCAGAAGCCCTGAACTCTTATGCCACGGATGCCCTGAACTGGGGCAAAGGTCTCGGCGAAACATTGACCGGCGCCTTCGGCGGTGCGGAAAGCGCTTTTCGGAGCTTCGTCGAGACCGGCAAGTTCGACTTCAAGGGCCTCGTGCGCTCGATCCTGGCGGACCTTGCGGTTCTGTCATTCAAGCGCGCGGTGCTGGGGCCCATCGCCTCTGCGCTCTCAGGTATCTTTGGCGGCGGGTCTGTTGCAGCGGCTGTCTCGCATGCGGGTGGCATCGTTGGCCTGTCAGGCCATACGCGGCAGGTGCCTGCGATGGCCTTCGCGGCGGCACCTCGTATGCATTCCGGCGGTTGGGCTGGTCTCCGCCCCGACGAGGTCCCAACGATCCTGCAGCGTGGCGAACGTGTGCTGAACCGGCGTGAGGCGGCAGACTATGGTCGGGGCGGCAGCATTGGCGCGGGCGTCACCGTGAACATCGATGCGCGCGGGGCGCAGATGGGCGTGGCCGAGCAGATCGACGCGCGCCTTCGCGCGGCCATCCCCGAGATCGCGCGCATTGCCAAGGAAAGCGTGGCCGATGGGCGACGCCGGGGTCAGGTAATCTGAAATGGCCATTCCTGTCTTGCCGTTGACGCTCGTCACCTCGCTCGAGCGGCGGCTGGTCACATCAGTCGCCGAGGTCCGCTCGCCGTTCACCGGCACATCCCAGATCCAGGACTGGGGTGCCTCCTGGTGGGAGTACCAGATCGAGATGGCGGTGACCCAGGGGGCCAAAGCCCGTCGGCTCTCGGCCTTCTTCACCGCGCTTGGTGGATTGCGGGGCCGGTTCCTGTTCCCCGATCCCTCGATCGAGGTACTGGTGGCGGCAGGCAACCCTTACGTCACCGAGGCGCAAATCGCAGGGGCAACCACCTTGCGCACGGCCGGGTGGGGGCTTGGTCTGCGCGCGGGGGATTTCTTTCAGTTGGGTTCGGATGCCACCACGCGGCTTTACCAGATCACGGCGGATGTGACGCCCGTAGGCAGTGAGGCCACGCTCGCCTTCGTGCCGCCGCTTCGGGCTTCTGTGCCGGTTGGCTCGCTCCTCGGCCTTGATGCCCCGTCGGTCCTTTTGCGGCTGACGGCCCCGGTCCCCTCGGTCATTGGTCGGGCGGATCAGCACCGCTTCACGATCTCCGCCCGCGAAGCTCTTTAACAAGTGAGGACCCTCTGATGAGTCGCGATCTTACTGTCGCCTTCGCCACTGCGCTGGCTGATCAAAGCCTGCGACCCGTCATCTTCTTCGAGGGCCAGTTTGCAACGGGCTGGGTTCGAATCTGGTCGGGGCTTGGAGAGGTCATCTGGAACGGCCAGGCTTGGGCGGGGGCTGGGTCTTTGCTCGGGCTCGGGGCCATCGACGAAACCGGAGAGGTCGTGGCCGGCGGCACGGCCGTCTCGCTGTCCGGCGTGCCGCTGGACCTCGTGCAGATGGCCATCGAGGAAGCGCACCAGGGCCTGCCGGGCCGTATTTGGCTGGGGCTTCTGGCCGAGAATGGTAGCATCATCGCCGATCCGGTTCAGGCCTTTTCTGGCCGGCTCGATGTCCCGGAAATCAAGGATGACGCCGACACCTGCACGATCACGATCAGTTATGAAAGCCGTCTGATCGACCTGACCGTGGCGCGGACCTGGCGCTATACGCATGAAAGCCAGCAGGTCTTGTTCCCGGGCGATCTCGGGTTCGAATACGTGACAGCGATCCAGGACCGCGAAATCACTTGGGGGCGCGGATGATGCTCCGCCGCGTCGATCACTGGGAACGCCTTCTCGCCGCAGCCATCGATACCGCACGGGCTAAGCCTTTCCTTTGTAGCGTCCATGACTGCCCGACCTTTGCATTCGGGACACGCATGATCCTGACCGGCGGTGAGGACATTGCGGCCCTCTGGCGCGGGCGCTACACCACGGCTCTCGGCGGCCAAAGGGTCATGCGGCGTCTGGGCTGGGCCTCGCTTGTGGACATGGGCCGCACTCTCTTGGGCGAACCGCGCCCCGCCGTTCTTCTCGCTGGGCGCGGCGATATCGTTCTGGCCGACACCGGTCTTGGCTTCGGCATCTGCACTGGGGCCACTGCAGTTGGCATGGCGCCCGAGGGCCTCGTAACCGTACCGCTGACCTCTTGCCGGCTTGCCTGGCCCATCTGAATACGGATCCACTCCATGCCCTTCATCGTGACAGCCGTCACCGCGATCGCGGGGGCGATCAGCGGCGTATTGGCTGCAGGCGGTATTGGCGCGGCGCTCTTGCGGATCGGCGGGACGCTACTACTGTCCTATGCGGCGCAGGCCTTGATGCCGAAACCGCAAACCACGATGCGGCCGCGGACAGTGACGATCCGCGAGCCCGTCGTGCCGCGCGATCTCGTCTATGGCCGCACCCGCAAGGGTGGGGTCATCGTCTTCCTGCACGCCTCGGGGTCGGACAACAAATACCTCGATCTGGTGATCGTCCTGGCCACGCACCGGGTCAAATCGATCGGCGCC